GATCTCTAAATACTCTTGTGGTAGAGCATCCAACGGCACCACCGCCAAACACCCAATCAATCTTGTCGGTATTAGACACACGGATTTGTTCGTACGTACCAGCAGCATCACCATCATTAGAGAAAAGAGAGTGATAGACACCGATCTTCGTACGTCTAAACCAAATACTAAAGGATGCGTTACGGCGACCTGTTCCAGCTGTCTGGGTTCGTACCAGATATGCTGTATTATCAGCCCTTAGACGTAGACTTTTCGTTACTACCTGATTAGGGACTAATGCAGCCTGTCTCACCGCACCATCTTGATGTGACCCATTACCAATAAGCATACCAGCACCGTTTCCGGTGAAATAAGCCACTGTGATGTGGCGTGGTGGTCGGCCAATGGCCGGGTTGGGGAAGTTGTTAGTGTTGAGTGCAGTAAAACCTGATGGTTTTGTGTAATTGAAAGGTCTCTGTCCAAAATTCCAGTAGTTAGTACGACCAGTTGTACTGACAATATTCTGACCGAATGAGAGCTTCACTAAGTCATCTGTGGAAATACCTGTGAAGGCAGTCCCTTGACTTGCATTATTCTTATAGAATTCAATAGCACCGGTATTTGAATTGAACAAGATACCGATGAAGTCCCCGGTGGTATAAGTTGCCCCATAGGATACGGCCCCACCTGAGACAGAATTCTTTTGTCCGTCTGAATGATAGTAATAGTAGTCATCATTAACCCGACTTCTGTTTACACCAACAGCTGTAACTCCTGTACCACCCATAGAACCAATTTCTACCTCAGCATACCATTGTCCAGTTGGTGGAAACTTTAAAGTTCCACAGACTATTTGTCCTGTGCCTGTAGTTACATAGGTAAGATTACCTTCTGTTGGTGCTATAGTAACAGAATCAACGGGGTTGAGTACACAGTAATTACCGAGGCCATTACCAGTGCTACCACCAGCACCAAAAGGAACATCCCATAATGCATCATAAGTCCTGCCTGCTGTTAAACTAAAGCCACTAGTAGTGAAATTCAGACCATTACCGCCAGTATCATATCCAAGCGTGGTAGTTGAAGTTGTGTTGTCAAAGAAAAGAGCAAAACCATTTGTACCGATAGCTGGACCAGTGTATGCAGTGGCAACCCAAGAACCCCATCCTTTATGAAACTTGCTGAATGCACGAGGGTCTAATGCCTGACCGTCAATGAAATGTACACCAGCCATAGCGCCATCGAAGAAGGTAGCTCCATTTGAGGCTCCTACTTGGTGAGAAGCACCTGACAGATTAACCGAACTGAGTGCTCCGAGTGTTGGTTGTGTCTCAAATTGCATATCACTGACACGTTCCCCATTCATATAGAATCTTACTCTGGCCCCGGCATCCACATTGTCTGAATCATATACACACATCACATGATACCATGCAGTAGGATCCCTCATTCGAGGATAGCAAACAACGCGAGCAGCCGTGGCCCCACCTGTGACTACATTCAGATCCAAGCAGTTCTCATAAGATCCACTGATATAGAAATTTGTGACATTGTTTGCATCAAAGTATGAGGAGAACAACACGTAGGGGGTTATAGCTGTTGGTATCAAACCACGTTTGATCCAGCATCCAAAAGTCCATTTAGTCCTACTAGTGGTGGTTGCAACAGTCCTAGACATGTATGCTGAAGAGCCTGACCTGAACCTTAAAGAGTTATTGATCTGGTATGTGGGACTAAAAATCGTATCACCACTCTCGTCAACAAATGATGGTTCACCTGAACCAGAAGCATTACCACTAAGTAAAAACATTATGCTACTCCTTGAGACTTCCCGGTGTTAATCATGCTTGTACCGTCGTAATAGAATGTGAATATATCTACGGCATTAGCGGCAGTAGATAATGTTGGTGCTGTACCTGCAGCCCATTTGAATGATGTCCATGCAGTGGTTCTACTGCCAACTGAATCTTGTTTAAGATGTAATAGATAGGTCGTGCCTGTTACCCCACCTGAGAAGGCAATTGCAGTCAAGTTACCAGCCGGAAATGTTAGTTCCAGAACTTGTTTAGATCCTAATGTCCATGTATAAGTTGTGGAGGCTGTACCCGTTGCTGTTGCTCGAACAGGCGTTTGGGTAGCTGTAAACGTATTGTTCACATCCCAATATACCGTCTGAGGGTCCGCTGCAGCAGCTGTCGTTGTGATCCAAGTAGATCCTGTCCAAGTGTATGTAAAATTATCTGTGGTGTTAAAGTAAGATACACCTACCTGCAGAGCACCACCACTGTTGTCTACTGTTGGAGCAGTCGCATGTGCTCCCAGAAAATAGGAATTAATGGCTACTGATACTTCCAGTACAGCTTGTGCAGCTGCAATGGTAGCATTAGTAAAGGTAGAGGTTCCACCTTGACCATACTGCCCACCTAGTGCAATATTGGCGGTTGCACCCGCTACGGTTTGATATCCCATGTCACTCCTATCAGATCATTGCGTTAGCATTAAAGTGAATCTGCACATTACCACCAAGGGTTCTACGCCATTTCTCTTCACGATTAAGAGACTCAATACCTTCTTGGAAACGCATCATATACCGTTTCTCCATTACATCATCAAAGATGTATGCACCGAGGTTCTGTAAAGCACCCCAAATAAGAAGTCTCTCATTCTGGTCTCTTAACCAATTATCAATTTCTTTACCTGTAAACCAATGTGTAGTTACTGCGCCACCCTGCGCGTAGGTAGTTGCTTCTGCAGATGTAGAAAAACACTGTGTAACTGCATTGAATGTTGAGGTATATAGTGCTGTGTCAGTTGTGACACCTACATCGAGGTACGTCTGTGAACCATCAGCAACTCCAACAACATAGTTGATGGGGAGAACAGCGTAGAGTCCATCCAGCGGAGCAAGTCGTTTGTAGTACCCAATCTCGAGAGTTGTCCCTACGGCCAACTGTGGTCGAATGAAGATCTTACCTTCAGACCACATGAAGTTATATGCAGAGTAATTCTCATAGAAGATATCATGGAACCCCCGACGATCGGTAATCTCATTGAATACCCTGTTAGAGTTGTTTACATTAGTACTCTCTGCTTTAGTCCTGACATATACAATCTGTGTCATATCCTGTGGGATAGCAAAGTTAGTATACGCCGGTGCATAAGCACCATTCGGGTTGGTACCACCATCTCCGACATTATCAGCTGTCTCCACTACATAAGCAACAGATGTTTCAAATGGAGGAATCCTTAATAGTCGGTAGCATTCATCGGCTGAGTACGCTAAACAGGATTCAATAACACTGTCGGGAATAGTCGCGGCTTCAGGCTTGTTGGCCCAATCGCGTACCTTCGCGACGAGTACATTGTATTTAGGTGTAGCCATTGTTTCTCCTTAAACTTTCTTGATATTGCTGGTCAGGAGATGTGGATACTCTGACATAACAATATTCTTGTACCTCTTCATCAATGCAGTATCCTTCATAGTCAGCGGATCATGGATATCAATACCATACTTGGCAAGGATATCAATCGCGACAATATCAGGGATGATAGCAAAAGATCGGTATTGCCTCTTACTATGAGCGTGCTCATCCTGGAGCCTGCTTTCCGCTGCATAATCTTTGTATGCTGAAACATCTTGTTCCAGCCTGAAATTCTTCTCGTTAACACTTACATTGAAACTGTTAACGTTATATTCTTGTGATTTGAAACTCATTGTGTCCATTCTTTTATCGGTTAGCAGCGATTACCCGGAAGGTTCCTGCCTCAGTTAACTCACCATATTCATACAGAACGTTAGCACCCGTATAGGCTGCAATACCTGTTACGGTAACATACGTAAGAACAGTTGCTACTAAGTGTGAATAATTCACCTCAGTAATCTTCAGTGGTTGAATGAGAGAACCCACAGGTGTCTGTGCAGCAAATACAAGCTTAATTGTATTTGTATCACTAACAAGCTCGCTGATACCGTTTGTTTGAGTAATTTTCAATCCAAACATGTATTCTCCTCGAAAAAATAAGGGAAGGATTGCTCCCTCCCTTATATTGTTTACGCGCCTGACAGACCGATGATCAGACCAGAACCCTTTGGATTCCGGCACTCAAGGGTACCTTCTTGCACGATCTGACCGATGATAGAATCACCGAGCTGACCCAGGTCAACTTCCTGCAGAGGACGGAGTGAAGCCCATGAGAACCATGAAGGATCATACACCATACCGAGCCAGTTGGCAGCACCAGCAGCAATACCTGAGAACGTACGGGCAATACCCATAATGTAGTTAGGCACAACCATGATATCACCGAAGTCAGACATGTAGATTTCTACAGACTGACGCAGCTTACCGTCCAGATCAACGTTACGACGAACGTTGCCATCACCCGGATTGGAGGTCGTTGAACCACCCAATTGAGCCTTGGCACTGAACACGCGACGGTTAGCAGGTGACAGCATAAGCTTAGTAGCCTTACCACCCTGCTCGTACACAGCTTGCATGACCTGATCAACATGTGACAGGGTCAGTGAAGCGGCGACAGCGGTCGTATAAGTACCAGCAACCCCACCACCTGGATTGGTAGGAACCGTATAGGTACCAGTACCAACGTAAAGAGCCGTACCAGAAGAACTGGTAGCATAGTTACACCATGCGGCATACCCACCAAAGGTGCGAGTGCCTGAGCCGTTAGAGCTACCCAGACCAACGAGGTCATACTCGACGTCACGTTGGAGTTCGGTACCACGCTTCTTCAGCTGATATGCATACTCATCTGCAACACCAGCTTGATCAACAGCACGCTTAGAACCAGTAACAGTAATAGTCTTGCTATTGATCTGTGAGTAGTTCGCCAGACGAGTGCGGAAGAGTTCTGCAACCTGAGCAGCAGTCGTGGTAGAGTAAGAAACGCCTTCAGCAACAGCACCAGATGCAGGAATAGCAAGCTCGTCAGTCTGCCACTCGTGCAGAATTGCGGTTGCCTTGGTCTTACCGATGGAACTCAGAAATGGAGTTTCATCGCGTGAGATCATTGAAATGAAGTTCGCTAGGTCTTCTTTTTCACCAGCGCTGCCTGAGTTACCAGTAGCGCCAGCAGAGCGAGCGACAGCCTTGGGGCCGCCAGTTTGGAATGTATTTCCAGCCATTATATTTCCTTAAAGTCATAGTTTAGAGTTTTCGGCTGATTGAGGAAATACTTTTCAGGAAGTTGTTCTGGTCTGCTTGTGATGCATTACCAGAGAACACTTGATTGCGTAGGGAGGTTTGCGCGGCACGTTGTTTGACTTCAGCTGGTTGCCCTTTCTTTAGAGGGATAGCCTTCGTCGCAGTAACGACCTTACGTTTTACTTCTCCAGATTCTTTCGCAGTCTTCAACTTACGGTAGTCATTAATAAACTTAACAATAGCTGGCTCATACACAGAGCTTAAGAGAGCTTCGGGAATTCCTTCCTTAATGGCAAACTCTCGTACTGCTTTGGCAGTCTTATCTGTGTAGTCAGGGATAAAATCCTTGATTTTCTCGTTATATTGTCTAAGATTAATAGCTAACGTATCACGTTGGTTCTGTTCAATCTTTCCTGAAACTTCTTTGACAGTGGCTTCGCGTTTATTGCGAATAGCCCAATACTTCTCTTGAATGGCATCTCTTGCGTCACGTAGCTCTCGGACGTTGTAAGTATCACCACTCTCCCGCGCAGCTTCCATGTCTGCGTTTACTTTGTTGTATTGTTCCACATACATCTGCTCACTTGCAACCCATTGTTCATTCAATGCGATGCCGATCTGTACGATCTCATTAAGCTTCTCTGTACGCTCACTATCTACTTGTTTCCTCAATTCACCTAATTCGCGCCCCTTCTGAGATAGATGTTGGTCGGTGGCAAATCCTTTACGGATTTCATCCAGGGTTTTGTACTCGGTCTTACCATCTACGGTAACTGGAACCTTGTATTCCCAATCGATATCCTCTTCTGAAGGTAGGTCAGTGTTCGGGGTAGACGTATCATCCGTATCTGCATTCGCTTCATCTGAATCTTTCGATCCTTCATCATCATCATTTTTCTCAGATTCACCATCGGTTTCTTGGGCTTGTTGTTCTTCCGATGATGCCTCTGGAGCCTCGTCATCTGTCTCTTCTGTGCTTTGAGATTCTTCTGGGAGTCCTAGCAGGGCTGCTGCCGGGGATTTTCGAAGAATGTCTGCAAGAGCTTTTGACTCGGTCTCTGCACTATAACCACCACGGTCATCATTCGCAAAGTCTGCCGAGGAAATCTCGGAGGCTGGCGTTGAGGTAGAGCGTGTTGCTAAGTTTATTTCTGCCATTTAATATATATCCTCGTGTCTATTTCGCTGATTTGGCGGCGCGGACTGCAGCCATCCTATCAGACATTTCTTTACCTGGACCATCTAGTCCTTCAAGCAGGTTGATCGCACTTTGAATAGTGACAAGACCAGCAGCATATTGCTGTGACCTACCGATACCACCTGATACTCCTGATTCTACGATACTTGTTACCATCTCTTTCTGAGACCTTAACAGTACTTCGATAGCATCGCGGTACTCACTCATCGTTATTCTCCTTAGCAACCTCTTCTTGTGCTATGTATTTGCGGTTAGCTCCGAATGTCTCAATCCGTACAAGCTTATTCTTGACCTCACCCAACGCCATTGCTGACGCATAGAAGAACTCCCGTTCTTTAACGGCATGTGGCTCACTCTTTAACCATGCAATGAAGAGATCACTGAGGATCTCACCATACGCTTCGGTAAAGAACTGTTCGCGCTCTTTAATGGCGAACTTCACATTGTTCAGGGCAAGCTGCGAGTCACGGAAAGGTTCAACCTTATATTCTCCGGACTCGTAGTTCATTTTCGGCTTAACTTTTGATTCAAAGCTCTTACGATATTTATCCATATTTCCTTACATTGGCGGCTGCATTGCTGCTGCCGGTCCTTCTACAGGTGGAGGTGATGCACCGCCCGGTGGGGCAGAAGCGTCTCCGACTACATCTGAATCAATCGTTTGTTTGGCGATCTGTAGGATCTCCACGATCGATGGTTTCGGTGGAAGTTCAACACCTTCTTTAGCAGCTGAGATATAGAGTTTGGCCCACTCTTGATGGGACTTATCAATCGCAACCATAAGTTGTTTGGTGTTATCTTGCATGGCATTCTTAGCTTGGATGTTCGTCAGGTTCAGGGTTGCTGTACGCTGTTGAATATCAATCTGCTTGAGTTGCTCTTCCAGTGCTTTCTGTTTCTCCGTTGATTGCATTTCTGCATCACGCGACTCTTGTGCTTTCTGTAGGAAGTCAGGAGCGGTAAAATCAACAAGGAAGTCTAAGGGATCTAGATCCATTGCCTCCAGTGTCTTACACGCGATCTTAACAGCAGCGTCGGGACTTACAGCACCACCAGCGCCCGCTGACTGAAGGGCAGGGATAAGTTCCTTGCCAATCATCTGCATCTTCTTGATGATGTTGCTATTGCTGTTCTCGCCTACATCTGCATCGATGTACATGAGCATATTATCAGGTAACATGCTCGGATCAACAGACTTCATGAAGTCATTATGATCGAAATACTCAAGCTGCTTACCACGATAACAGTCGCGGATCATCTTATAGACACCCTCGACCATCCGTTTAAACCCGGTTTCTGCAAACCTACGAGCCATGTACTGAATACGCACCTGCGCAGCAGACATAGCCCGAGCCATCTTTTCCTCTGAGTTTCCACTCACATAGAGTGTATCGTTAAGCCCTTGGGATGCCTTACTCAGACCTGTAGACTGCTCTTTGTGCAACTGTAAGGCTTCAAGTAAGGGAACTGTACCAGTACTAATAGT